GGTCTTGGCTGGGGGGGGCGCCTTGGGGGCCTTGGGAGGCCTTGGGGCGCCTTGGGGGGGCGCCTTGGCGGGTCTTGGCTGGGGGGGGCGCCTTGGGGGCCTTGGGAGGCCTTGGGGCGCCTTGGGGGGGCGCCTTGGCGGGTCTTGGCTGGGGGGGGCGCCTTGGGGGGCCTTGGGGCAAAAAAAAGGCGCCCCAGGGGGGCGCCTTGAAAACTTACAATAAACCCTTGAATTAGGCCGACTTACGGCCTTTCTTGGGGGCCTTGGCGTCGGCCTTCGCCTTGGCGTCGGCCTCAGCCTTGGCGGCGTCGGCCTTGGCGCGACGGGTCGCCCACGCCTTAAGTGCTGCGTTTGTAAGCACTTGGTTCTGTTCAGGAGTGCGAAGGGCCCGCTTGTCGGCTTTCGACAGGAGCGTAGGCGTGGGGAGCGGCGTAGGCGTGGGGGGCGCCTTGGGGGCCTCCTTCGCCTTGGTGATCGCCTTCGCCTTGGGGGCGAGTGGCTTGACGGAGGGGGCCTTGGGGGCCTCAGCCTTGGGGGCCTTGAACGTGAGCGCTTTTTTCGACATGTAAACCCTTGCAAAACCTAGGGTTAATTCCCTAAGTGACAGGCCCGTTATCGGCCTGACTTGGTAAGCATAATTCGCAGCGGTCAGAAAAAGCAATATAATTCGACATTAGGAAAACGCTTGACAGGGTCGGCCTGACTACGCTAGTCGGACACAGGATATGTTATTTTTATCGCAGCACACATGAGGGGGCGCAAGCCGACGCCGTCGGCGGTCCGCGCGTTATCGGGCAATCCGGGCAAGCGCGCGATGAATGAGGACGAACCACGTCCACCGGATCTCGCCGACGAGGACGACGACGTACCCCACGAACTGGATGGCAACGCGCTCGCGATCGCCGAGTGGCAACGGCTGATGCCGATGCTCCGGCGCTGTCGCCAGATCACCGAGGCCGATCGCGGCGCCCTCCTGGCGCTGTGTCTGGAGTGGGCGCGCTACATCCACGCCACGCGGCAGATCGCGACGCTCGGCCTGATCGTCAAAGCGCCGAGCGGCTATCCGATTCAGAATCCGTACTTGCCGATCGCCACGAAGGCGCTCGCCGGCTGCAACAAGCTCTGGCCGGAGCTCGGGCTCACGCCGTCGAGCCGCTCGCGCGTCCGCCGCGACGGGGAAGGCCCAGGGCCCGACGGCGATGCGTTCTCGGAGTTCGATGAACCTGAGCCTGACGACATCACCACACACTGATCTCGACACGTACGCGCAGACCGTCGCCACCGGGCTGATCCCGGTCGGGAAGTATCATCGCCTCGCGTGCGCGCGGCATCTCCGCGACCGCGCGCGCGAAGGGACCGCGGCGTTTCCGTTTTGCTTCGTGCCCGAGAAGGCCGAGCGGTTTTTTCGGTTCGCGCACAAGCTGCGGCATTACAAAGCCGAGTGGGCGGGCCAGTTCATCGTGCTCCAACCGCATCAGCGGTTCCGCCTCGGGTCGCTGTTCGCGTGGGTCCACGTCGAGACGGGGCTGCGTCGGTTCCGCGTCAGCTACAACGAACTGCCCCGCAAGAACGGCAAATCGCTGGAGGCCGCGCTCGTCGCGCTCTATCTGACCTTCTTCGATCACGAGCCCGGCGCCGAGGGCTACTGCATCGCGACGAAGCGCGACCAAGCCAAGATCGTGTTCAACGATTGCAAGCGGCTCGTGCGCGCTTCGGGCCTCCGCTCCCGCATCGCGGTCCTGATGGCGAACCTCCATCGCGAGGCCACGGCGTCGAAACTGGAACCGCTCGGCGCCGACCGCGATTCGACCGACGGCTTGAACCCGTCGCTCGTCATCCTCGATGAAGCGCACGCGATGAAACACCGCGGCATGATCGACGTGATGGAAACCGCGACCGGCTCACGGCTCCAGCCGGTCATCAACTGGATCACGACGGCGGGCAACAACCCGGTGTCGCCGTGCGGCGATCAACATGACTACGCGTGCAAGGTCCTCGAAGGCATCCTCGTCGACGAGACGCTGTTCGCGTTCATCGCCCACGCTGATCCCGAGGACGATTGGACGCTCGAAAGCACCTGGCGCAAGGCCAATCCGAATTACGGCGTGTCGGTGAAACCGGACGACATCCGCGCCCTGGCGCAGAAGGCCGCGCACATCACCTCCGCGCAAAACGCGTTCAAACAAAAGCGGCTCAACATTTGGGTGAACACGATTCAACCGTGGCTGTCGATGGACGGCTGGGCCCGCGGCCAATGCGCCGCCGCGCCGGCCGCGCGGCTCGAGCAGCGGCTCGGCCGCAAGTGCGCGATCGGGATCGACATGAGTTCGAAGATCGATCTGACCGCGGTGGTCGCGATGTTTCCGCCCGAGGTCGAGGGCGGCACATGGGCGCTCCTGGCGTGGTGCCTCACGCCGCTCGCGACGCTCGCCGATCGCGCCCGCCGCGACCGCGCGCCGTACGACCAGTGGGTGACCGATGGGTATCTGCACACCAACCCGGGCAATCGCATCGATCAACGCCGCGTGATCGAAGTCGTCGAGGACTGGCTCGACGCGTTCGATGTGCAGGGCATCGGGATCGATCCGTGGAATGCGGGCAACCTCGTGACCGAGCTGGGCGAATTTGGTGTGCCGGTGGTCGAGGTGCCGCAGACGATTCCGCAGATGTCGGCGCCGTCGAAAGAGTTCGAAGCCGATGTCCTCGACGGGTTGATCGACGCCGGCGCCGACCCGCTGGTGCAGTGGTGCGCGTCCAACGCGGTCGCGCCCGGCGATAACAAGGGCAACATCTTTCCGGCGAAGAAACAATCCCGCGGCCGCATCGATCCGATCGTCGCCGCTATCATCGGGCGTAAGATTGCCGCACTCGATCTGAGCGAACCGCCCGCCGACGATCCGGATCTCGTGGTGGCCGCATGAAAGGACGGCGCGCGATGAAGTCTCCGAATCCGCCAGGACGCCCGCCGATTGATCGATCCGACCCGTCGCAGTCGGTGACGCTCACCTTGCCGGGCCGCGTGTTCAAGGCGCTCGAAACTGTCGCGCGGCAGAACCGCACGAACGTGCAAACGATCATCCGGCAACGGCTCACGGCGACCGATGACGACGACGATTAAAGTCTAAAATCGACAGCCCGTCCGTTCGCCGCGCATTCTCGGCGGACACGTGTTCTGGTCGCGGCAACCTCCATGCCAGCGGCGTCTCGTCATCGTCAACCTCAAGGACGATCCGACGACCGCCATTAAAGGCGCCCTCTGGTCCACGAGCGGCCCCTGGCTCGTGCTCCGCGGCGCCGCGCTGCTCAAGGCGAGTCTGGAACCCGCGCCCATCGACGGCGAAGCCATCGTGCACACCTCGAATGTGTGCTTCCTCCAGGTGCTCCCGTAATGCCCATCGTGCAAAGCGCGGGCGCGCTGCAATCGCTCGGCGCGGCGCCGCTCGGGCTGGTCCACAGCGCGAGCGCCGGCGGCCCCTCGTGGTCGGGCCTCCAGTCGGCCTACGCGACGATCTGGGCGAACAACCCGAACGTCCGCACGATGGTCGACTTTCTGTCGCGCAACTGCGCGCAGCTCGGGCTCCACTTCTTTCGGCGCGTGTCGGACACCGATCGCGTGCGCCTCTACAACTACGACGTGGCCTCGTGGTTCCGTCGCCCGAATACCGCGACCTCGCGCTATCGGTTGATCGAGGCGCTCCTCGGGGACCTCGGCGTGTACTTCAACGCGTTCTGGTTGAAGGTACGCAGCCAGGAGCAAGGCGGCGTCCGTGTCCGCTTCGTGCGTCTGCCGCCCCAAGAGGTCACGACGTACGGCGGGCTGATTCCGCGCGGGTTCACGTGGACCAACGGCACGAATGCGCCGCAACCGATCATCCCCGGGGATCTGTGCGTATTCGGCGGCTACAACGCGCTCGATCCGATCATCGGGCTCTCGCCGCTCGAAACGCTGCGGCGTCTGCTCGCCGAGGACTACGCCGCCGGGCAGTACCGCGAAGCCTATTGGCAAAACGCCGGGCGCATGGAAGGCGTGATCCAGCGGCCAAAGGATGCGCCGAAGTGGACGCCGGATCAGAAACGCGAATGGCGCAAGCAATGGCAGGAGCGATTCGCCGGTCCGCAGAACGCCGGCATGGTCCCGATCCTCGAGGACGGCATGGTGTGGGCCAACACGTCGCACAGCGCGAAGGATGCCGAGTACCTCCAGGCGCGCAAACTCTCGCGCGAGGAGTGCGCGTCGGCGTACCACATCCCGCCGCCGATGGTCGGCATCCTCGACCACGCGACGTTCAGCAACATCAAGGAGCAACACAAACAGCTGTACGCGGACACGCTCGGGCCATGGCTGGAAATGATTCAAGAGGAAATCGAGGCGCAGATCCTGCCCGAGTCGAGCGACAGCACCGACGTGTACTGCGAGTTCAACATCGCCGAAAAGCTCAAGGGCAGTTTCGAGGAGCAAGCCGCGGCGCTGCAAGCGTCGGTGGGGCGCCCGTTCATGACGGCGAACGAAGCGCGCGCGCGCCTGAACCTGCCCGCGATCACCGATGACCCGACCGCCGATCAACTGGCCGCGCAGCAAGGCGGGCCCTCGACGCCGGCCGCGGCCGCGCCCCTCGATCCGACGACCGGCGCGCACATCATCGACATCACGCCGCACGCGCTCGAGCACACCACGCGCAAGCATCTCCAGCGACAACGGGATCGACTGGCGCGCGTGCCGGATGCGCAACGCGCCGAGGCGCTCGACGTGTCGCGCTGCGTCCGTGAACTGGCCGCGGATCTGGCCGCCCACGTAGGCCCCGATCGCGCGACCGCCTACGCGACCCGCGTCACGCTCGGGACCTACATGCAGCTGCGCGAGGGCCGCGATCCGTTTGTGTCCAATCGGGAGATTCCATCATGTCTGAATCCCTAGTCGGCGGCATCGATCGCGTCGTCGCGTTCGCGCTGGAACATCCGTGGGCGCTGACCGCCGAGATGCGCGCCTTGATCGGTGAACTGCTCGCGCGTCGGCTCGTGGGGCAACGCGCCACCGAGGAGGAGATCAGCGCCGCGGTCGGCGCGCGGCGACAGAAGGTCGGCGCCTCGGGCGGGATCGCGGTGATCCCGATCCATGGCGTCATTTCGCCGCGCATGAACATGCTGTCGGAGATGTCGGGCGGCGCGACGTGCGACGGCATCAGCGCCGATCTGTCGGAGGCGCTCGCGACCAGCCCGCGCGCGATTGTGCTCGACATCGATTCGCCGGGCGGCAACGTGGCCGGTGGGCACGAGCTCGCCCGCGAGGTCCTGGCCGCGCGCGCGAAAGTGCCGGTCATCGCGCAGTCGAATCACTTGATGGGATCGCTCGCGTACTGGATTGGATCGTGCGCCACGGAAATCGTCGCCTCGCCGTCGTCGCTGGTCGGGAGCGTCGGCGTCTACACGCTCTACAACGACATCTCCGCCGCGCTCGATCAAATGGGCATCAAGCGCACGCTCATCGCCGGAGGCGGCGCCTACAAGGGCGAGGGCGCCGACGGCGGGCCGCTCAGCGAGGAGGCGCTCGCCCATCGCAAGGCCATCGTCGGCGGGTTCGCCGATCAGTTTCTGGCCGATGTCGCGGCGGGCCGCGGCGTCGAGGTCGGGATCGTGCGCGAGACGTACGGGCAGGGCCGCGTGTTCCGCGCGCCCGAGGCGCTGCGCGTCGGCATGGTCAATCGCATCGGGACGCTTCACGAAACGATTGCGCGCCTCGGAGGCAGTGTCGCCGCCCCTGCCCCGCTGGCCGCTCGCACGACGCCGCCAGCCACGGCCCAGGAGCCGCCTCTCGCGGCCACGGCCCAGGAGCACGCCGCGATCGTCGCCGAGCAACTCGAACTGGTGCGGCTGTTGGTCGAGACGGGAGTCACCCCATGAACGTTGTGCAACTCGAAAGCGATCTGCGCGCGAAAAAGGTCGCGCTCGGCGGGCTGATCGAAAAGACCGCGCGCGCCTGCCAGGATCACGTCGTCACCGCGGCCACGGCCACGACGCCCGCGATCACCGGGCGCCTGATGACCGCCGAGGAGAAGGGCGCGATCAAGGCGATCCAAGACGAGTGTCTAGCGATTCAGAACAAACTCGACGGCGCGCAGGGCGATGCCGCGTTCCTCGCGCAGATCCAGCGGTTCTCGGGCGATCCGGCCCACGCCGCGGCCGCCGCCGCGCACGCGATCGAACGGCGCAGCGTCGGGCAACAGTTCGTCAACGATGCCGCGGTGCGCGCGTTCCTCGCCGCCGGTGGGCACCGTCGCAACGGCGCGTGGGCGTCACCGCCGGTCGAATGCTTCGGCCCGCTGCACGCGACGACGCTCACCGAAGATCCCGCGTCGGGCGGCAAGCTGCTCGTGCCGCAGTACCTGCCCGGGATTCAATCGGTGCAGTTCAAGCGCCTCGTCGTCGCGGACCTGATGGCCTCGGGCACCGCCACGTCGAACGCGATCATCTACATGGTGGAAACGGCGTTCACCAACGCCGCCGCCGCCGTCGCGGAAGGCGCCGCCAAACCGGAGTCGGCGATGGTGTTCGATCAGCGCACCGACCCGGTGTCGAAGATCGCGCACTGGTTGCCGGTCACCGAGGAGCTCCTCGAGGACGTGCCCGCGATCCAGTCGTACATCGATGCGCGCCTCACGCTCGGCGTGCAGCTGGCCGAGGAGGATCAATTGCTCAACGGGAACGGCACGCCGCCCAATCTCATGGGGATCATGAACCGCGCGGGCCTCGCCACCGCGGTCGCGCGCAATGGCGCCGCGACACCGCCCGAAACCAACGCCGAGGCGATCCTGCGGCAGATCACCGCGATTGCGACCACGGCGTTCGTGTATCCCGATGGCGTCGTGGTGAACCCGGCGAACTGGTTCACGACGGTGACCTCGAAGGATTCGACGGGTCAGTACTTCGGCGGCGGTCCGTTCTCGTCGCTGCCCACCGCGTCGATCTGGGGCACGCCGGTCGCGATCACGCCGTCGATTGTCGCCAACACCGCGCTCGTCGGCGCCTTCGGCACCATGTCGCAAGTGTTCCGCAAGGGCGGCATCCGCGTCGAAGCGAGCAACAGCCATCAGGATTTCTTCATCAAGAACCTCGTGGCCATCCGCGCCGAGGAGCGCCTGGCGCTCGCGGTCTATCGTCCCGGCGCCTTCGGGAAGGTCACCGGCCTGAACTAACGCACGCGAACGGTGCGCCTCGTGTGGGGCGCACCGCTCACCAAGGAGTGAAATGTCGATGGAGAACACGACGGACGGGAAAACGATCAAGACCGACAGAACGACGAAAGCCGCGAGCGATCCGGGCTGGAGTAACTCCGCGCCCCACGACGGCATCTCCTCGACGGAACCCCCGCCCGGTGAACGCGACATGCACGCGCCGGGCTGGAGCAACGATCCCGTCGTCGTCGAAGCGCCTCCACCGCCGCCCGCGACCGGCGCGACCGCGGGCACGCCGGGCAGCTGGACGCCAGCCGGCGCCGCACCGCCCGCCGACTTCGCAGCACTCGGCGCGATCACGGCCACGCCGCTGACCGCGTGGACCACCGGGCAACACGTCGTCCTCGGTGACGCCTCAAACGCGTTTTGGGACGGCGCCGCGTGGGCCGCGGGGCAGGCGGCGTGATCGGATTCTGGAAGGGCGATCCCGGGCCGTGTCCGGTGGACGATGCACCGCATACGACGTGCACGTCACCGGACGCGCCCATCGTGGTCGAACTGTTGCCCGCGACCGCCGACAATCGGCGCCGCGCGGCGCAGCTGAAGGCCGAGGAGATTCAAGCGACGTTGCCGCCCGGACAATTCACGACGGGCACGTATCGCCGCCTACGGCGGAGGCGTGATGGCTAGTCCGTGGCCGGTCCGCGTCGAGAAGGATGCGCCGACGGCCGAGCCGCTCACGCTCGCGCAAGCGAAGCTCCGCGCCGCGCTCAACTGGCCCGACGGTGATCCGCGCGATGACCTGATGAAAGAATTTATCGCGGCCGCGCGCGCCTACGTCGAGCGGCGGATCGCGCGCACGATTGCCGCGCAGGCGATGCGCCTGTACTACGACGCCGCGCAGATCGCTGTCGGCACGATCCTGCAGTTGCCGCTCCCACTGGTGAGCGTCGAGAGCGTCACGAGCACCGACGCCGCCGGCGTCGAAACCGCGCTCGCGACGACCGCCTACAGTGTGCAACGCGGGCCCGGGCTGCTGACGGTGATCGGGCCGCTGCCCACCGATGTGCGCGCGGCTGAAGGTTGGCGCGTCAACGTGACGAGCGGGACCGATGTCACCGCGCTCGACCCTGAACTCGTGCAGGTGATCGGCTTGCTGACCGCGCACTATGCGACCGCGGGCCGCGATCTGGTGACGCTCGTGGCCCAGGGCCTCGAAATCCCGCAGGGCTTCGAAGATGCGCTCACGCCGTTTCTGCCGCAGGAGATTCCATGATCGCGCCGCGGACGACGACCGCCGAGCGGCCGCACCTGATCACGTTCGAAAATCCGGGCAAGCCGGTTCCGAGTGGGACGACGTTCGTGCAGTCGTGGGTGGATCAACCGCCGTTCGACTTCGCGGAGATCGCGCCCGCGACGGCGCGGCGGCTCGAGCAGCTGAGCGCCGGGACGATCAGCGGCACGGCCACGCACATCCTCACGACGGGCTTTCGCCCTGGCGTCTCGCTGAAATCGCGCGTCCGCTTCGACGGGCGCATCTTCAACGTGATCGGTTTCTTCGATCCCGAGGAGCGCCACATCGATCTGGTGCTCGTGTGCGCGGAGGTGCTCACGTGAGCGCCAAATTCCGGTTCGATGGGCTCGCCGATCTGTATGCCGCGCTCAAGACGCTGCCCGAGGACCTGGCGCGCGACGCCGCGCCGGATGTCGAACGCTTCGGCGAAGGCGCGATGACCAACATTCACAACGGCTATCCAAGTGTGACGGGCGGGCTGCGCGCCGGCCTCAGTCTCAACATCTCCACGGAGGGCGGGCGCGCGCGCGTCGAGGTGCGCAACGATGCGCCGCACGCGATCTTGTTCGAACGCGGCACCGAGGTCCGCCACTGGCGCTCGGGCAAGGGCACCGGCCGCACGGCGCCGAATCCGATTTTCACCGCCACGATGATGCGCGCCCGCCGCGGACTGCTCACCGGGCCCGTCCCGCAGCTGCTCGTGACCTACGGCATGGAGGTCCGCGGTGTTCCTTAATTCGTCGGCGATCACGATCGCGCTGCTCAAGCTGTTGCAGGGCGATGCCGCGTTGCAAGGCATCCTGCCAGACGGCGCGTGGTTCGCCATCGCGCCCGAGGGCTGCACCGCGTTCGTGATCGTGCAGCTGGTGAGCGGCGTCAACGTGCCGATGTTCGGCGGACCGGCGTTCAAGGACGCGACCTACTTGATCGAAGCGCGCGCGCGCTCGACCGAGCCCGGTGATGTCAACGTCGCGTATGACCGGATCGTCGCGCTGCTGACCGACGCCGAGCTGCCGCTCGTGGGCTACGGCAAGATGCTCGTGCAATTCGAGGACGACATCGAAATGGTCGAAGTCGATGCCGTCGATGCGTCGATTCGCTGGAACCGGTGCGGGGGGCACTGCCACGTGATGGTGGCACCAAGTTCGTAACTTCGTTCGCAGAGGGGAACTCACATGGCAGCTACCGATCGTCTCCACGGTAAAGGCGGACAAGTCAAGATGGACCCGGCCGGTACGGGCGGCGTGGCCGCGGTTCCGGTCGCCTCGCTGAACAAATGGGATCTCGACATGTCGAAAGACCATGTCAAGGTCACCTGTTTCGGCGACACCAATCAGGTCTACGTCGATGGCCTGCCAGACTTCAAGGGCGCCTACAGCGGGTTCTACGATCCGGCCGACGGCCTCGTGATCTTCGATGTCATCGCGGGCTCGGTCGCGCCGTATCTGGAACTCATTCCGAACGTGGATCAAGCCACGGTGCTGTTCTCGGGCCGCGGTCTGATGGACGGCAAGATCAGCGTCGATTCCAATGGCGCCATTGCGATCAACGGGACCTTCGTGGCGTCTGGTCCGTGGGTGTTGCCGAGCGCGGCGCTTACCCTCCGCGCCGCGTAGGTCGGTCGATGCTCTCGGGCGTCAGCGGGCGGATTCGATGGCACCACTATACGGCGGCCGCGGTGCAGCACTACTCGGTCGCGCCCACCAGCAAGGCGCGCACGACGTGGACGCTCACCGCGTTTCTCGTCAATGCCGATCCGTTCAAGATGGCGCAGCGCCCGCTCGTGTTCGTGGCGACGCACGCCAAGGGCGCCTGGGAGTTTCCGATTCGCTCGCTGTCGCGCGACGAGTTTCGCATCAATGCCGAGTGCGATGCGCCGGCGGTGTGGCGTCGATAGGGGAGAACGATGAGTCGCTGTCGCGTGGTCGTGCCGAAGCTGAAACGGATCGAATTGTCGGACGGCGATTTTATCGACGTGAACGAGGAGCTGACCTCGGGGCAGTACCTCGAGATGCTCCGCGGCCTCGCCGATCGCGTGCCGTTCACGAAAGCGATGGCGTATGTCGTGGGCTGGTCGTTCGTCGGCGTGGACGGGCAACCGCTGCCGTACGACCTCGACATGCCCGAGCCGATGCGGCGGGCGACGATCGCGGCGCTCGACAAAGCGACGATGCGCGAGATGTCCGCGGCCCTCGATCGGCACGAGGCGGCGGAGGAGGCCGCGATCGAAGCAAAAAAAAAGACGACCGCTATCGCGACCGAGTCGTGAGCAATCTCAACATCTGTCGCGCGATGGGCGGCTGGCGCTATGAATGGGTCGAGTCGCTCCCGCGCGCCGTCTACGATGTGCTCGTCGCGGAACTAAATCGAAAGCCTGAGTAACCCATGTCCCTGACCGGCGTTCTGCTCGCCGATTTCAGCGCCTTCAAAAACGAAGCGGCCACGTCGACCGATGCCCTCAAAAAGATGGAGTCGGGCGCGGACACCGCGGCGACGAAGCTCGCCAAACTCGGGAGCGGGTTCGACCTGAAGGCGGCGATCAACGATCCGCTCGGCACCGCGTCGAGCATGGTCACCGACTTCGCGAAAGCGATCGGAGGTGCGGGCAGCGCCGCCGCGCTCACCGCGACCACCGTCGTCGGCCTGAGTGGGGCCATCGTCGCCCTGGCGAGCAACGCCGCGAAGGCGGGCGCCGAGTTCGATGACATGCGCAGCAAGAGCGGGATGAGTGTCGAGACGCTCTCGCGCTATTCGATGGCCGCCGAGGTCGTCGGCGCCGACATGAAACGGCTGGTCGATGTCGTGTTCAAACTGCAGGAGGGGATCGGGAACAACACCGAGACGTTCCAGAAGGGCCTCACCGCGATGGGCCTGTCCACCGCGGAACTGAAAGCCGCGGGCCCCGACAAGTATCTGGAGCTCGTCACCGCGGGCCTCAACAGCATCGCCGATCCGGCCGACCGCGCCGCCGCCGGGACCGCCGTGCTCGGGAAAGGCTATCGCGACGTGGCGGGCGCCCTCGGCGATCTCGACAAGGGCCTGAAGGCCACCGCTGATCTGTCGCCGTGGACGGATGCCCAGGTGCAAGCGGCCAAAGATTTCCAGATGCAACTGGCCGAGGTTAAAACGCGCGTGTCCGAAGCGGCGATCGCGCTCGGGCAGGAGTTGATGCCCGCGGCCAGCGTCATCGTCGCCGTGCTCGCGCGGACCGGCGAGGCGCTCGTGCACATCGCCGACGCGGGCGGGCTCGTGTCGGGCACGTACAAAGCACTCAAGGGGGCCATGGGCGAGGATGCCCTCGCGGCCGAGACGGCGAACGCCGTCCACGAAGCGACGATGCGCCTGTTCTCCGAGCAAGGCATGACGGTCGATAAGCTCGCGCAGAAAATGCTCGAGATGGGCTACAGCCAACAGACCGTCGCCAGGGAGACAGGCCTCACCGCCGAAGCGGTCCGCAAACTGAACGGCGAGATGCAAGCGTCGAAGGATGCCACCGAGCAGTGGGACGCCGTGATGGGGCGCGTCAACACCGCACTCGCCGCCGGCCCGCCCAACATCGATGCCGTCGATCAGGCCACGCGCGATTGGGTCGTGTCGATGAAAGAGGCGAACATCTCGCTCAAAGACATCCAGGCCGCGAGCGGCCTCACCGCGGGGCAGATCGATCTGATTACCAAGGCGGCGACGGAGGCGAAGAAATCCACCGACGAGTGGAAAAAGGCGATGGACGAGATCCGCGATTCGTACGCGGGCTGGTCCGACACGCTCGACACCGTGGATGGCAAGGTGGTGGAAGCGGTCAAGGTCGGGCTCTCGATGGGCGTCTCGCAGGAGGCGCTCGCCAAGGCGTACGGCCTGACCGCGCAGCAAGTCAAAGCCGTCGTCATTGCGCTCGAGGAGTACTCGACCGCAATCAACGCGACGGCGGATTTCGACAAGGCCGCGGCCGAACAGCGGAAGCGGATCACCCAGGACATGTTGACGCAGACGAACGACCGCGTACTTGCCGAGTTCCAGAAAAAACAAGCGGCCGAGGAAAGCGAGGCGGCGTTCCTGAAGGCGAACCTCGCCGACGCCCAGGCACAGGACGCGATCCAGCAGGGGATCAAGACCACGACGACCGCCGCGACGGAATCCGCGGACGTGATCGGGAACGCCTACACGACGCACTTCAACGCGGCGAAGGATTCCTTTCAACAGTTCCAAGGTGTCGTCGTCGCCGGGACCGCCGAGATGATCGCGGGCCTCACGTCGTTTCACGATTCGGGCGCGTACGTGCAAATGCAGAAGGACATGCGCGACGCGCAGAACGCGCGCGGCGGGTTCTACATCGACACCGGCTCCGCGCCGCCGCCGATTCAGACGCGCGACAGTGGCGGGCCGGTCGTCGCCGGGACCTCGTATCTGATCGGCGGCGGCAAGGCGCCCGAGATTTTCACGCCCGGCGCGACCGGGTTCGTGACGCCGAACGCGGTCGGCGGCGTCCACGTGAACAACGTGTTCAACATCGTCGACACCGAGAGCAACATCACCCGCCGCGTCGCCGACAACATCACGCGCTCGATCATGGCCGCGCAGAAACTCTGATGGCGTACCAACCCTGCATCCTCGGGACGGCGCGGCTCAACAACTTCCGCCTCGCCTACTACGATCAGATGTTCCAGGCGGGGATCATCGTCGGCGGGCAACAGGTGCGCGCGCGCGTCTCGGGCCTGACGATCCGCGACGTGATCAATGACGCGCCGAACACCTGCTCGATCACGTTCGACGGCGGCGGCGCCGTGCCCCAAGCCGAACAGGCGTTGCGGATCACGATCAACGCGCGCGATCCGCGGTTGCTGTTCAATGGCGCGCTCCAAACGGTCGACACCAGTTACGAGGGCAGGCCCAACAATATCTGCTACCCCTGCACCGCGGTGGACGACACCGCGCGCGCGAACCGCCGCCGCCCCTTCGGCACATGGACCAACACGTCGGCGACGAGCTACGCGCTGCAACTGATCCAACAGTTCGCGTCGGGGTTCTCCACCGCGGGCGTGCAAGCGGGCCTGCCCCCGGTGACGGTGATCCTCGACGGCACCGAGGGGATGGCGGGCGCCCTGGCGCAAGGCGCGCAGGCCATCGGCGGGTATTACTACTTCGAGGACAACACGCTCTATTTTTTCATCACGCCGCCCCCGCATGACGACCCGACGCCGATTGTCGGCGGGCCGGGCAACCTGCTCGATGATCCGCCGATCAGCGTGTCGCGCGATGTGTCGCAGCTGCGCACGCGCCAGTATGGCCGCGCGCACGGCGAGGAGCTGCTCGCCGACGTGGGCATCGGTGAAACGATCATCCCGGTCGCGAACGCCGCCGCGTGGTTCGCGCCACCGGGATCGGGCCTCCGCGCGATTGCGATCTCGCAACGGTTGCAGTACACCGGCATCCAAGCGGGCGGCAACGGGTCACTCGTCGGCCCCGGCGCCGCGCCCGGGAATCCGCCAGGAGTCGCGTGTGTGCTCGGGAGTGGCGTCAACTCCGGCCAGCATTCCTACGCCTACACGTTCGTCACGCCGTCGGGGGAATCGTTACCCTCGCCGCTCGGCCCGGTCGCGGTCGGTCTGATGTCAGGCCCGACGGGCGCGCCGACGCCGGGCACGCCGAGTGCAGGCGCCGGACCCGATACCGGCACGCACGCCTACGGCGTCACGTTCCTCACCGCGAGCGGCGAAACCGCCGTCGGCCCGGCGAGCGCGGTGGTGACGACCGGCGACGGGACGGTGCCCGCGCCGACGAGCGCACCACACCCCGGCACGCCGACGGCCGGGAGTCCCGGCCCCGACCCCGGCAGCCACGTGTACGCGACGACCTTTGTGGGCGCGTATGGCGAAACATTGCCGGGGCCGACGAGCGCCGCTGTGGTCACCGGGCCCATCACCGTCGCGCCACCGACGAACGCGCCGACCCCGGGCACGCCGTCGCTCGGCAGCACCGGCCCCGACCCCGGCAGTCACATGTACGCGACGACCTTCGTGGGCGCGTATGGCGAAACCGTGCCGGGGCCCACGAGTGCCGCCGTGGTCACCGGCCCCGTCACCATTGCGCCCCCGGCGACGGCGCCGACGCCGGGCACCCCCATCGCGGGCGATGGCGCCCCCGCGTTTCCGCACCAGTACGGCGTAACCTTCTTGGGAACGGCGAACGGCGAAACCACCATCGGCCCCCTCAGCGCACCGGTCACCACGAGTGATTCCGGCCCGGTATTGCCCCCGGCGACGGCGCCGACGTTGGTCGAGGTGCCGGGCTCAATCGATTGGGGGCAGGGCAACACGGTCAAGATCGGCGTCACGTTCGTCACCGCAGCGGGCGAGACGACGGTGGGGCCGCTTGGCTCGGTGGTGATCACGCGCCCGGCCGGGCAGAGTCAGATCAACGTCAGCAACATTCCGATTGGGCCACCCGGCACCACGGCCCGGCGCCTCTATCGCGTGACCGTGGTGGGGGGCGTGACCACCAGTAGCAGCATTTTTGTGGTTGCCCTCGCCGACAACAGTTCGACCACGATCACGAACCTCTCGGCCGGGTCGTTGTACAGCAGCAGCGGGCAGGTCGGCCCACCGTCGAACACGGCGGGCACGACGCCGTATCGCACCGTGCTCCTCACGGGGATTCCCCTCGGCCCCACCGGCACGACGGGCCGCTGCATCTATCGCAACATCTCGTCGTCGATGCGCCTATTGATCTACATCCCCGACAACACCACGACGACGTTCCTCGACAACAAAACCGACCCCGCGCTCGGCGGCACGCCGCCGCCCACGAACGCCGCGACGGCGCCCGCCCAGGTCGTCGCCGTCACCGCGATCCAGACTGGCCCCGCAGGGACGACGGGCCGGAGGCTCTATCGCACGACGGCGGGCGGGGCGCAGCTGCGCTTTGTCGTGAATCTGGTCGACAACACGACCACCAGCTACACCGACACGACGCCCGACGCGGGCCTCGGGGGCAACGCGCCCACGGTCGGCGGGACGGTGCCGGGACAGGTGGTCAACGTCACCTCGATTCAAACCGGCCCCGCCGGGACGACGGGGCGGAAGTTGTACCGCACACTCGCGGGCGGCGCGACGCTGAAACTGGTGACGACGGTCGCTGACAACAGCACGACGAGTTTCAGCGACACCGTGGCGGATGCGGCATTGGGCGCGGCGGCGCCGACGGTCGGCGCGACCTCGCCGATCCACATCGTGACGGTGTCGGCGATCCCGGTCGGCCCGAGCGGCACGACGGGCCGCAAACTCTATCGCACCGCGGCGGGCAGTGCGCAGCTGCGGTTCCTGACCACGCTCAACGACAACGTCACGTTCCAGATCACCGACACGACGCCCGACGCGGGCCTCGGCGCCAACGCGCCCACCGTCGGCACCGCTCCGGCGAACGCGGTGTACCTGAGCGGGATTGTGGTCGGCGCCGCGCCGACGACCGACCGGCGTCTCTATCGCACCATCGCGGGCGGATCGCAGTTGCGCCTTGTCACGGCATTTGGCGACAACGTGACCACCGTCTTTACCGACACCATCGCCGACGCGGCCCTCCAAGGGAACGCGCCGACGGCGGACACGTCGGGCCTCTCGCAACCGAGTGGGCAGGTGCTCACCGGGGCCACAACGCTCATCGTCGCGAGCGCGGCCACGTTCCCGGCGAGCGGCTGGGCGCTGATCGGATCGCTGGTCGTCGTGCGCTACACCGGCATTGCTGGCAACTCGCTGACCGGCATCCCCGCGACCGGCCCCGGCTCGATCACGACCACCGTCATTTGGGGCACGCAAGTGTTGCCCGCGCCGTCGCTCGTCGGCGTCACCGGGATTACCGCGCCACTGGTGAAGGGCACGCTGATCAATCTGTGGGTGCAGCGCGACGATGCCGCCGCGCAATCCGATCAAGCGGCCATCGACGCGGCGAACGGGGTGGTGCCCGCCGATGGGATTTACGAAGGCCCGGTGCTCGTCGATGAACGGCGCAACGAGGCGTCCATGCGCGCGTTGTGCGATGCCACACTGATCCAGTTCTCGCGGCCCATCGTGACCGTCCGCTATGCGTGCCGCGACCTGCAATCGAAAAGCGGACGCACCGTGCGGATCGATCTGGCGAACCCGGCGATCCACGAGACGTTGACGATTCAGGAAGTGACGATCACCGAGATCGACATCGCGCCGCACCTCGCGCCACGGTTCACCGTGACCGCGTCGACCGCGCGCTTCAGTCTGGACGACATCCTGCGCCGGTTGCTGCTGGCCGCCGACAGCGCGACGACGCTCGGACGCGACGCGACCTCGTGAGAAGGAACCCCGCATGGCTGTGACCATCGACCGCACGAACTACAACGCCCTGATCGACGACGACGGCACCAACACCAAGGGCACGCCGTGGTCGAAAAACCAAGTGAAGATCGTGCTGATGGACCCCATCGACGGCGCGCTCGCGAAGGTGTTGCCGCTCACGGGCGGCTCCATTACGGGGATCGTCAGCATTACGGGGCCTGTGACCATCGCGCAGGGCGGCAACGCGACACAGTTGACGGGGACGCCGCCCGCGCTTGACTTTATTCATACGTCGCAACCGGTCGGGTCAAAGGCGCTCCGCGTCAGCAACAACGGCACGTCCTCGTTCATCTATTCGATGAACGAAACGAACGGGCAGCCCGGAGGTGGCGCGATCAATCTCACGCTGGATCGGGCGGGTGGCGTGCAGGTCGGCGGCGTGCTCACCGTCTCGGGCGCGGGGACGCACATCGTTAGTGCGAACTTGCCGGGGAATCTGAATATTCTGATGGTGCGTAACACCGCCCCGGGCACGTCCGGCGCCGCCCTTTATCTCGGGAACGACACCGATTCCGGTTCCTGCTACTTGCAATCGAACGCTTCGAACTATCCCACCAATGTGTATCTAAAAGCGGGCGGCGCCGTGTTGGCGGCGAATGGGCCGGGGGGGCTGAACTTCGCGACAACGAACGCCGCCGCGAGTGTCTCGATTTGGACCCAGTACGCCGAACGGATGCGGATCGAGTCGAACGGCGTGGTCAACATCGGCACTACGAACCCTTTGGGGTCCGTAAATGCCGTGACATCGGGCGGAACGGTGTTCAGCGCACAGAACCTCAGCGGCGGCAACTCCTGCTACTACGCTGCGTTCTACAACAGCGCCAGCGGCTTGGCAGGTGTCATCCAACAATTGAGCGCGACGACGGTGGCGTTTTCCAGCGCGTCCGATCACCGGCTGAAGATCGATCTCGGCCCCGCGTCGGACCTGACCGCGTTGCGTGGCGTCATCGTCCACGACTTCACATGGAAGAAAGACGGCACACGCGACCGTGGTGTGTTTTCGCAAGAAGCGCACGCACACTATCCACGCGCCAACTCGCCGGGGACCGACGAACTGACCGACGACGGCGATCTGAAACAACCGTGGATGACCGACTACAGCAAATTCGTCTCTGACCTGATCGTCGGGTGGCAACAACACGACGCGGCCATCGCCGCGCTGCGCGCCGAACTTCTCGCACTGAAAGGATGACCGAATGCCCAACGATAGCTTCACCCAACAGGCCCTCGCCGCGGATCACCGGTTCGTGCAGCGCCTCTCCAACGCCCTCGGCAAAGTGGCGTGGGAGGTCTTGAACGAAGATCCCGGCATCCCCAATCACGCCCAACGCGCGATGTATTCCCAACGGGTGAACCAGAACCCCTTCGGCACCGCGCAACAACTCGCGCCCAGCTTCGTGAACAGGCCGAACGTCTTTCAGTTCGCGACGACCTACGACTTCACCGTCGGCGGCACGGTGACGGCCTCGGGCGACGCCGACATCGAGAGCCAGCTGCACACCGATTGGGATGACCTCGCGGGGATCATCGCGTGACGAAAACGCTCGACGCCGCGCCCTACTGGAAGCTGCGCGCGATCTGTTCCGATACGCAACGCTGCTCGGTCGCGGCGCTGGCCGCGCGCGACGCCTTCATGGCCGCACAGCAAAAGCAGGCCGCGCTGCTCACCGAGTACGGCCTCGACGCGAAGGCGGAAACATTCACGCTCGACGACGACACGTTGACGATCACGTTCCCCGACGCCACGGAGGCCAGCCGTGCGAACCCCGCGTGACGTGCTCCACGAACTCGATCGCCTGCTCGCCGCCAGCGAGGTCGATCCCACGCTCGCCGCCCTGACCGGCCACGTCCTCGGGGGCCTGATGGCCGCGAACCCGGACATGGACGAGTCCGACGCCATCGACCAAGCGATTCGCATGGCGCGGGCCACGGTGGCGCAGCTGGCGGGCGTGCGTCCGCCCGAACCGATCCCGCCTACCACGCGCACCGTGGTGACGCCCGCCGACTTCACCTATCTCGGGAGCGCCACGTTGCCGCTCGACACGCAGGGCCAGACGCGCTTCGGGTTCTCGACGGGCGCCTTGACGGGGCGCCTCGTCGATGGCGCGATCCATCTGCTGATTACCGGGGCGCAAGCGGAGACGGGCTGGATGGACCCAGTGTACGAGGTCGCGTGGACTGGTCCCGGCACGCGCTGCCCGCTGGTCACGGCGTGGGGCGACATCACCGGCGGATTGCGCGTCTCCGCGGCGGGCAACGCGATGCCGTTGCATGGGCTCCTCTGGGACCCGTTCACTGAGCGAGTGCTCTGGACGTACCTCGATGACTACAACGTCGGCGGCGCGCACGACCCATGCTTGGGCACGTCCCGGCTCACGCCCGACGGGGCCATCGCCGAGGGACCCTGGCGTCTCGCGTGTCACGCGCAGCGCATCGGCGGCTATCTCGTCGCGCTTCCGGAGATCCCGGCGCTGCACGGCGCGCGCTTCGGCGCGGGCGCGCCGATTCAGAGTGGCAACGCGAGCGCGGCCTGGGGCGCGTACCTCAGTGCGTTCGCGCTGCCGCCCGCCGGGACGCCGCCGGATACGCCCGCCGACGCGCACATCACGATTCCCACGACGCAGCTGATTTACTCGGACCTTGATCACCGGCAGGCGCGCGAGGGCGACGTGGACGAATGCGGATGGACCCACTACGGCGAGGCCGACTCCAAGGGCGCCGAGCCGCAGTGGAATCCGATCCAGAACGGCACCGGCTGCACCGTCAACGGCGAACTATGTGGCGCGTCGTTCGCGCCGTTCACGACCTTCACCCCGCTCGATGTGATCTCCGCTGGGGCGTACGTGTCCGGCGCGCAGAAGCATGGGCTCGTGCTCATCGGTCAGCTCGCGCGCACCATCGAGGCCCACGCCGCCGAGTACGGTGCGCTCGGCCGCTGCCACGTCTGGTATGGACCCGCGCAGGAATACGGCAGCCGGAAGTTGTGCGCGCACGGTCAGAACGACACCCGGTACGGCTCCACGTCGACCGGCCCCGGCACCGTCACGATGCAGAGCAGTCTGTTCATCTACGACCCCGCGGATCTCGCCCAGGTCGCGCAGGGCGCGTGTTCGCCGATCCTGCTTCCGCCGACGACGGACGCGGCCGATCTCGGTCAAGTGACGCACGAGGGCGCGGCGCCGTTTCCGCAGCTGGCGCCAGCCATGCGGGCCTTCGGGGGCGCGTGGTTCGAGGGCGCGAGTCGGACGCTGTTCGTGAGTGAGATCCATGCGGAGTGGCAGGGCGAGTGGCGACCGATTGTTCATGCGTTCCGCATCGCGTGCTGACAATGCGAAGTCTGCGCCTGCTCGTCATGCTCGGCGTCGTCGCCAGCGCGAGCGCCTGTCTTGGGCTTCGCCACCTCAACGCCGGGATCGAGGAAGTGCGCGACATCGTGCGGCGCCAGGACTGCCGCGACGGGGCGCCCGCGCGCATTCTCGTGGACGCGCGCTGCCTCGATGGAATCTGTGGCGTCACGTGCGCGCCCGACCGCTGGTGGGCCAACCCGAAGGAGCCTGAACCATGAGCCTCATCGAAGTGCTGATCGTCGTGTTCCTGATCTTGTGGTTACTCGGCGGGTTCGTCGTGCCGGTAGGCGGCTCGCTGATCCATGTCCTGTTGGTGCTCGTGATCGTGCTCGTGATCGTGCGGCTCCTCCAAGGGCGCGGGATCTAGACCTCGGGTCGGGCGACCGTTGAGCAAGGGCCGCTGCATCGCGACAATTCAGCCGTGGCAGCGTGGTAGCGCGACGGTTGTCCGACTCGACCATACCAGAGGCGCTAGGAGCCACGATCGGACACCGGGCCTCTTACCCTAGCCGCCCGGCTCGAATCACGTGGACGAGGCGCCGGGCTCACGGCTGGCGCCTTCTAAGGGCGGTCCAGCCCGGCGGAACGTTGTGAGGGCGGCGCGGGCCTCCGCGCGGTCCGCGAAGTACCTCCGCCATACTTGCCCGCGCGCATCCGCCCATTCAAGGAACCACAGATACAGCGGATCGCGGCAGGGACCGATGCGCGGGCGTTTCGGTGGCCGCTTCAATGCACCGATCCTCCGGCCTTCGTGACATCGACGCCGTGAAGGGTCAACAGCCGGTCACACGCGACGCGGATGTCATGTAACGGAATGGGCGGATCGACGCGCGCGATCAGGGCGACGAGCGCGATCGCCTCGGCATAGCGATCCGTGAGCACTTCGACGCGCCGTCGCTGCGATCGCGACGCGGTCGCGGCACCGATGCTGATGATCAACGCGGTCACCGATAGCGCGAGCGCGATCATTCGCCGTCCTCGTCACCGGCGCCCATTTCGGTGTGGGTCGCGACGACGACGACGCCGACCACTACGTCATCCTCCATTCCGCCCGCCATGCGGAGCAACTCGGTGCCGATAGGATTCTCGGGCAAGCCGAGCCGCTTTCCGTCCTCGTTCATCACGAGCCATACCTGCTCTTTCGGCCCGCGCCACAAGTCGGTCAACCAAAACATGGGCGGCATTCGAATCGCTTCGATATAGCCGCCGACCGCGGTCTGGAGCTCCTCCAGCGTGAAGGTCACGCCGTGTTTCGGGTACCACGAGTGTCCGTCGTGAGGCTTGAGCAACAGGGCCATCACTGCACCGCGGCCTCGTCGATGAGGTCCAGCCAGGGCGCCTGCGCAAAGGTGTCCCGAATGGCCGGCCACTCCTCGAGCGAAAAGATCAACGTGCCTGACTGCGCCGACGACCCGTCCGCGCGCACGAACATCCGACAGTGGACGTGCCCGCCGAGCGTGCGATGGTAGAGACGCATCAGCGGTTCCACAGGGCGAAAGCGATCGAACGTCGGATCACTGCCGCGGCGAATGGCCTCTAGGACGGTTGCGGCCCGCTGGTCCGCGAAGTACTCGCGCACGTGTCCGATGAACATCTCGCCCATACGCCGCGCCTCGTCGGGCACGTGCGGATGGCGGAGCGCCAGCTGCAGAATCGCCACCAAATGAAACGCCGACAGCGGCCGGAGCACGACCTCGATGGGCGTGTCGCAGCGCATCAATTCTTCGACCAACGCGGCGACGGCTTCGTCGTCAGAGTCAGGAAACGTCATCAGTCCTCACCGCCGCGATGATGCGGCCACCATGCAGCGCGCGCAAACCGCGCGTGCGTTCGCTGTCGGCGTCGATGTCTGCTTCGGTGCGGCCCGGCGCGGGCGCGAGGCCGGTAAACGTTTCGCCGGGAATGTGGATCAACCCGTCGGGCGACGTGCGCAACAAGCGCCCGCCGCCGATGCGCTCGATGGCTTGGGCGAGTCGGACAAACTCGGTGTCGCGCAGCCAGCGATCCGGCATACACCCATGCATACACGACATCAGGCGGACGAGGCCCCACGCGCGGCAGATCAGCGGCCGCACCGCGTACGCGCTGCATCGATCCTCGGGCGTCAGGTAGATGCACCGCTCGCGCGGTGTTTCCGTCTCCGGTCCGCCGTCGGCCAGGAGCCGGATCACCGTGCGCGGTTTGATGTGGGTCGCCAGCTGGAGGCGCCGCGCCTCGACTTCGCTGAGCGGGATCGGTCCGCACGCAATCGCGCACCGCCCCTGACAGCTGATGGTGGGGAGTTCAGCGTAGAGGCGATCGAGCCTGTCGAAGGCGTGCGCCAGTTTTGCGGCCTTGCTCATGTGGTCCTAATCCTTTCAGGCCGCGCGGCGATTCGACCGGAGCACGCCTGTCACGCTGAGGTAATCAGGCGTACTTTGCGTTGGGAAAGGACCATTCGTTACCTCGCCGAAAATTGCGTGCATTCCAATCTTCATTTCAAACCGGACCGCTCGGAACCCCTTCGCATCGGTGAACGGCGTCAGCGTGATTGGCGTGGCGAGCAGCTGCGACAAGAGCGGCCGCGCGGTCGGCGCCTGACTGCCCGCGAGGATGGCGCGGTAGTCCACGAGTCGCGTGCGGATTTGCGCCTCGATGTCCTGCCACGATTGTGCGGCCGCCGCGTCGTCTGTCTCGCCGAGCAGCGTGAGAATCTCCTGGCGTCGCGCCTCGACTGCCTTGAGGCGCTCTACCAGAATCTCGAGGGTCGCGACCGTGCGGGCAATCGCGTCGGTGAGACGCGCGCGCTGCCGATCCAGATCCGCGAGTTCGCGGCGGAGTGGCGCGGACGTTGTCGCGCCGGTGCTGCGCTGTTGAAACCGCTTGCGTGCCGCGGCCAGCACACGCGTTTCGAGTGCGGGCGAGAGCGCCGCGCCGAGCACGCTCGCGATCACCGCTTGGTTGAGGGCATCCATCGACCAGAGTTCGACGTGCGGGCAGAGGCCTTCGCGCTCGGACGGTCCGCCGTCACGCTTGGGGCCGCGGTCCTCGCCGTCGCGCCAGCGTCGCCCGCGTTGGTAGTGCGTAGTACACGCGTAGTAGCCCGTCGGCACCTTCTCGCGTTGACCATTGGCGCGTTGTCGCACGCGCACGTGGATACCGCCGCCACAGAGGCCACAGGTCGCGTACCCGACGAGCAGGTACTGCGAGGGCGCATCTCGCCGCGGGCCGAAGGCGGCGCCGGGGCTGCGCAGGTGACACGCCGCGCGGGCCGCGGCCATCGAGTGATGCGCGGCCTTCCATTCTTTCTCGGAGACGATCCGCAGGTCGGGCGCGGGCACGCGCATCCATTCGGCGCGCGGCCGCACGACTTGCGACTTGCGCCCGTTCACGATGACGGTGCGCGTTTTGTTCCACTCGATGACGCCGCGATACAGTTCGCGGTGCAGCGCATCGTTCACGGTCTGGCCTGACCAGCCGGTGATCGCGCCCGGGCGCCAGGGCCGCGGTGTGGCGGCGTCCTCCTGATTCAACATCCGCGCAATGCGCGCGACGCCGAAGCCTTTCGCGCGCAACTCGAAAATCCGATGCACCACGATCGCGTGCGCCGCGTTGATCCGCCGTTCGATGTGACCGTCCACGCGCGCGGCGTCGTAGCCGAAGCACGGTTTCGTGGTGAGGAAACCCGCTTCGGCTTTCTTCACCATCGCGTTGGTCACATCGCGGGAAATCTGCCGACGGTATTCCGCGTTCATCTCGGCGCGGACGAAGCCCACGACGTTGTCGCCGAAGGTGCCATGCCGGAACGGCCGGTCCTCCTGATAGAACCAGACCTCGACGCCGGCCTGGGCGATCCGTTTCAACTCGCCGAAGGCCTCGTCGCCGTCGCTGCGGCTGAAGCGGGACGAGTCGCGCATGAGTACCACGTGCGGCCGCTGTGGCGTGGCGAGGCTCGCCAGCAACCGTTGCCGGTTGACGAGGCGGGCGGGCTCCGCGCCGGAAATCGCATCGTCCACGTAGACGCCGCCGACCGCCCATCCTTTCGCTTTGGCGAACGCTTTCGCCGCCGACACTTGCAGCGCGACAGACTTCGCATCCGCATCCGCCCGTTGTTCCGTTGACTTTCTCGCGTAAATCGCCGCGGTCAGATTCATCGAGCCTCCGATTTTCGGCCGCGTGGACTCGACTACAATCGAGCGAGCCACCGACCTACTTACACTAGGTTGACGGTTAGGCGCTGCGTGGTGGGTCCCGCCTCCACGTGGCGCCGCTTTGATTCAAACATTTTATTGTAGCGTTTTGAATTCTATGGCGTCCATGAAAAAGTTCTGTCGCTGCGCAGCGGCATGGTGACTTGCACATTCGGGCATGATGCCGCCGCATGCGAGGCAGACCGACCCGATCGACAAAAACGGATGACTTGCTGTCTTACGTATACGCGATCGAAATTTTGACAGGTTGAAACCGACATAAAAGCGGCGTATGGTCAGCGTTTCGTGTTTGCTAGGAGAGTGACCTTATGTCGTCTCCGGCGGCGGTCGACACGGCGCTCGTGCCCACTCCATCCGAACTCGCGTTGCTGCACGCCTGGCGGCGCTTACCGACCACGGCGGCTGCGGCCTTGTTGGCGCTCAACGTCGCGTTCTTGTCCGATCACGGTTTAACGGTGCGCGTGTCCATTCCTGAAGCACCGTCAGCAGAGCTTTCCGACCCTCTAGACGAAGGCCCCGAAACATCGTAAGGAGCGCGTTCTCATCCGGGTCACTCGGCAGACTCCCGAACAGCGTGGCGAGGTTGTGGCCGAACACGCCCGCCATGCGTTGCAACGTGGGAAGGTCGGCATCGAAATTTCCGTTGAGGTACCGACTCACCCATTCCTGATTGCGGTCGATCTGTTCCGCGAAGGACACTTGGGTTGTGCCAGTCGAGCGGAGCCACTGGCGGATTTGTTGGCGTGCGATCTCATCGATGGGCGGCGGCGCGGGCGACATAGCCTCAACGATAGTCAAATCGTCCATCGGTCTGCAGCAGACTATACCATAAGCGTATAGCATTGACACCGGTTGTTGCATGAAAGAGTATATGTACTTTCAGGCAATGACTAAACGATCCCGCACCCCGCGCCGCCCGCCGCCGCGCCGCACGCGCTACCAGAACCTCGCCGACTACTTCGCGCGCAGCGGCGATACGCAGGTCAACCTCGCGCGCCGGTTCGACACCTCGCAAGCGCACGTCTCGCGCATCACCTCCGGGCTAGCCGTGCCGCGCCCGGATCTGGCCCTGCGCATCGCGCAGCACTGCGACATCCCGATCGGATCGTTCGCGCTGGCGTACTGCGCTCGCCGAGGGACCGCCGCATGACCACCGCGATCGACGTGCGGCCGCTCGACTCGTTCATCCGTGCGCACGTCGCGCACGAGGTGATGAGCGGAGAAATCTGATGGCCGCGCCCCTGGCGACCTGCACTGAACCCGTATTCGATCGCCTCTCGCCAGACGAGCAGGAGGTGATCATCGAGGTCGTGGCCGAATGTCTACTCGCACAGGCGCTCGAGGACCTCGCGAAGAAAAGCGAGCCGACCAGCGACAACCGACCGACGCTCCCGCTGCCAGTGGCGACGACGCCGCCAGCGAGGGCGCACCTGCGACTGGCGCGATCGCGCCGAGCCTGATCACCGAGCCGGGCGTCTACGACATCCCGGCCGCGCACTATCACGCCGACCCCTGCCCGGAGCCGTCGCTCTCGTCCTCCATCTGCAAAATGCTGTGTCTGGAATCCGCCGCGCACGCGTTTCATGCGCATCCGCGGCTGAACCCTGGCGCCACCGAGGAGGAAGCGGAGCGGTTCGATATCGGGACCGCCGCCCACGCCTTGCTGCTGGAAGGGCGCAGCGCCATCGCGATCATCGAGGCAAAGGACTATCGCACGCTCGACGCGAAGTCACAACGCGAGGCCGCGTATGCGCGCGGGCTCACGCCGCTCCTGGCGGCACGATGGGCCGAGGTGCAAGCGATGGTCGCGAGCGCCCGCACGCAGCTGCAGGAGCACACCGACGGCGGCGCCGCGATGTTCACCGAGGGCCAACCCGAGCGCACGCTCGTGTGGCGCGATGGCGATGTCTGGTGCCGCGCGCGACTCGATTGGGTGCGTGTCGGATCGGTCGCGGGTGTCAGCGTGAACATCGCGGACCCGCTCGCGCGCGCCTGCATCGATGACTACAAGAGCACCGGCGCGACCGCCAATCCCGACGCGTGGACGCGCAGCCTGTTTTTCGCGGGCTTCGATCTGCAAGCCGCGTGGTACGTGCGCGGGCTCAAGGCGCTGACCGGCGTCGAGGCCACGTTCCGATTCGCGGTGCAGGAGACTTTTCCGCCGTACGCCCTGGCGGTGATCGGCCTCAATCCAGACGCGCTCCTCCTCGCCGAAAAAAAGTGCCTCTACGCGCTCGACAAGTGGCGCGAGGCGCGCGCCTCGGGGAAGTGGATCGGGTATCCGCGGCGGACCTGCTACGCGACGCTGCCGCCGATTCACGAATCGTGGTGGCTCGAAAAGGAGATGACGACGTGACCGACACCGAAGCAATGGCGCGGCTCGGGCAAGCGGTCGGCACGTTCCCGGCGCGCGCGCCGCTGCTCGCGTGTCTCGCCGATCTGCCAGACGAGGCGTGGGCATGGCTGGTGTCTGCCGTGGCGAACGGCATCTGGCCCGAGAGGTTTCAGGAGGAGGACGCGATCGCCGAGGCCCGCGCCTGCGCCGAGGCGTATCTCGATTCCGACCGCACGGTGTTTTGAGGCGTGACTCGAAAGGAACTGCGTTCACCGGAACCCGACCCGCGCGTGCAACGCGAGTCGGATTCCATTTCGTCACACGACAACCCCGCAGGAGGGGGCACGCATGGCTAAGAAGCAGGATAGCAGGAAACCGGCGACGCATCAGATCACCGAAGTCATTCGACTGACCGAAGGTCGCCTAGACGTGTGTCTGGTGGGCAGCAGCGGATTCATTGCCAACCGCATGAGCAACAAGGGACTGCGCGAACTGTTGTTCCCTGGCGGCGGCCGACAAGGGTTGAAACACGAACCGTTGTTGGAGTACCGCGGCTCGCCCTACACCTTCAAGGACCCCCACGCGCCGACCCTGTTGGCGCACTTGGCGTCAGCGTTCAAATTGTCGCTGACCAACGCGGCGCTCGACACACAAGGCATGAAGAAAGCCCAAATCGGGCGCCTGGTGTGGGTGGAAGGGGAACTAATCCCGATCTACGGGGTGCCGCAAATGTCGATGATGACGGTGCGGTCCGCCGACATCAACCGCACGCCAGACGTTCGCACACGCGCCATTGTGCCGGAGTGGGCATGTCGAATCACGATCACCTACCCCGAGCAATTGATCAAACCGCAAGCGATCATCAACTTGCTGGCGAATGGTGGCCTGAACCAAGGAGTCGGCGACGGTCGACCCGAAAAAGCCAAACTGCACTTCGGCCGGTTCCGACTCACGGACGCGAATGATCCCGATTACAAACGCATCGTGAAAACCGGCGGCCGTGCCGCGCAGGTCGCGGCCATGGCTGCGGAACCGCCCGTGTGTTACGACGCCGAAACCGAAGAACTGTACGGGTGGTTCGTCGAGGAGCGGAAGCGCCGCGAACTGAAGGGAGTCGCGTAGTCATGCGTCTGACGCGCGCGCAGATCGCAGCCATCCGATCTCTCGAAAACCGACGCGGCCAACTCACGCCACGGCAAGTCGTCGCGGCGGCGAAAAATCCGCGGAGCCCGCTGCACTCGTTGTTCGATTGGGATATCCAGCAGGCAGCGGAACACTGGTGGCTGCATCGCGCGCGCGTCGTCATCGGCGCTGTGACGATTCAAGTGCAGACCCGCGAGGTCACCTACAAAGCCTCGGCGTACATGGTGGACACCGCCGTCGATGGTCAGGGCTACAGGAGCGTCGCTGCCCTGAAAACCGACGTGGCGCAAGCGCGCGAGAGTTTGATCTACACGCTGGAAATGGCGGCGGGCCACCTGCGGCGGTCGTTCGATCTGGCCGCGCCGCTCGGACTCTCTAACGAGATCGATCAACTACTGCACGACATCGCGAGCGTGCAGCGGGTAATCACGACGAAGGCAGCATAGGTGTGGCGGGCCGAGGCTGGGTCAGGCACCACCAGCCCCGGCGAGGCTCGGCGGGCCGGGCGGGTCAAGGTGGGGCGCGGGCGATCCGGCAAGGATTGGCCGGGCGGGGACTGGATTGACAAGGCGCGGCGGCCGCGACGTGGATGCCGTGGCGCGAACTGGCGAGGCGAGGCGCGGCGCGGTCGGGCGGGCGAGGTTGGGCAACGAAAGACCGGGCGAGGCGCGGCTGGGTCGCGCATGGCGCGGAGCGGCACGGCGAGCACGCCGCGGACTGACGAGCCAAGGGGGAGGAATGGCGAGGCAGGGACTGGCGCGTCGGCACCGGGCATCACGAGGCAGGCGGGCCGACGCTAGGACAGGTTGGGCCAGGACAGGCGAGGTCCGGATGGGCGGGCGCGGCTAGGTTGGGCCTGTTGCGGCTCGGTCAGGCGCGGGACGGCGAGGCGTGACATGGCGAGCGCGACAGGGCGTGACGTGGGATCGCATCGAATGGCGAGGCATCGCGGGGCGCGGCAGGCTAGGCGAGGTATGGCCTCGACAGGCGAGGCGTATCGCGGCAAGGACCGGCGACCCATCGCGGGGTGCGGCAGGTTCGGTCCGGGCTAGGACCGTTCCGGAATGACACGACAAGGTTCGGCTGGGTCGGGAAAGGCAAGCCGGGCATGAGGTCGCATGGTGAGGCGTGGCGGGGAGCGCATTGTTATGGCGAATGGAGAGGCGCGGCAGGTATGGGTTTTACTTTTCGACCGGCAACACGTGAAAACGTCCCGCTGCTGATCGGCCTATCAGGAGGGACCGGCAGCGGGAAAACGTACACCGCGATGCGCCTCGCAAAAGGGATCGCCGGCGATCGGCCGTTCGCCGTGATCGACACCGAGGCGTCACGCGCGCGCGCCTACGCTGACGCCTTCCAATTCGATCACGGTGACCTAACGCCGCCGTTCACGTCGCAGCGGTACGGTGACGCGATCAAAGCCGCCGACGACGCGCACTATCCGGTGATCGTGGTCGATTCGATGTCGCACGAGTACGCGGGCGACGGCGGCACGCTCGACCAGCAGGAGGCGGAGCTCGAGCGGATGGCGGGCGACGATTTCAAACGACGCGAGGCGTGCAAGATGGCGAGTTGGATCAAACCGAAGATGGCCCACAAGCAATTCGTGCAGCGTCTCCTCCAACTGCGTGCGCACCTGATCCTCTGCTTCCGCGCCGAGCCCAAGATCGAAATGGTCCGCGGCGAAGGCGGCAGGATGGAGATCCGCGAGAAGCAATCGCTCACCGGCCTCAATGGCTGGATTCCGGTCTGTGAAAAAAACCTGCCCTACGAACTAACCGCGAGCTTTCTCCTGATGGCCGACAAGCCGGGCGTGCCGCTGCCGATCAAGCTCCAGGCGCAGCACCGCGATCTGTTTCCGCTCGATCAACCGATCACCGAGGCGTCGGGCGCGCGCCTCGCCGAGTGGGCCGCGGGCGCACCGCCGGATTGGGCGAAGCGGATCGCCGCCGCGCCGTCGGCCGCGGCGTTGCAGCAAATCGTGCGCGACCTCGATGCCGTGAAAACCTCGCTCACGAAAGAGACGCTCGCCACATTGAAGGCTCACATCAAAGATCGCAGCAACGCGCTGACGGCGACCGGGAAAAAGAAAGCGGCGGCGCCGGTGACCGCGGGCGATCTGAATTGGGGGAGGCCATGAGTCGCGGGGACATGCGACGCGCGGCACAGGCGCGCAGTTCAGCGCCGTTCGAGCGGCACGACGAACCGGAGCCGCCCCTCGGCGCGACCGACACCTGGGACGGGTACTGCGCGGGCAATCGGTCGGGGCGACACATCCATCCGACAGCGAAGGTCGAGGGGAAGTGGCGCTGTGGATCGTGCGGACAATGGAAGCTCGCCCCGAAGGCCGCGCGATGACGGTGCGCACCTGGCTCCGCGAATTCTCCGCTCGCCTGTACTGCGTCGTGCATGGGCACACCGAGGAGTGTCTCATCGAAATCGATCGCATCGTGTTGCGATGCGTTAACTGTGGGCGCCGCTCGCCGGGCTGGCGCATCTATTCGGAGCGGTGATTCGATGCGGATGACTGGCCTCTGGTGGTGGATCGATCGCTGGCGCACGAGCGATGCGTTTCGCGTGATGACGCTCGAAGAACAGGGTGCGTACCGCAACCTGCTCGATGAGGCCGCCTTGTCGGACGGCGTGTTGCCCAACGACGAGCGAATCCTGGCGCGCGCGAGCGGTGATGCCACGCGGTGGCCCGACTTACGGGAACGCCTGCTCGCGAAGTTCACCCTCACGCCCGCGGGTTATCGAAATGAAACACTCGACGCCGTGTTGCGCGAGTCGCGCCTGAGGGCCGACAAGCAACGCCGTTACCGTAACCGCCACAGTAACGGGAAGGCGCAACGTCATGCGTAACGTCGCGCGTCATGTCGCCAGTAACAACAGGGCACCTCTGGATCTGGATCTGGATCTGGATCTGGATCTGGATCGCGCGGGCGCGTTCGCCCCGTCCGCCTTTGTACAACCAATTAGAACCTCGGCGCTAAAGCGCCGAATTTTCCACATGTTGAAAAAGGCCCACGATTTCGAAACTCGGTCGCGGCTGCTTGCGCGGATTGTGCGCACGTTGCTGGCGTCCGAGACGTTCGACTCGCTCACCGACTTGACCGAGGCGCTGAAGTGTCGGTGCGCACAACTGCGCATCAGCTGGACCCCCGACGACATCACCGAGGCGTATCGACTGGTCGAATCGAACACGCCGCTCCCCGGCCTGCCGCGACCACGATGGACGGAGGCGCAAAAACGCATGTGGCGTGAGGAGTGGGCCAAGCGCGAGTTCATCGAGGTCACCGTGTTCGGCGACCGGACGGTTTGGGTTCAGCGGTGAGGACCTGGGCGCGCGCGATCGTGCCGATGATCTGCGGCGGCTGCAACCGCGAGCTCGCGAAGGGCGATCCGATCCTGATCATCGACTTCACGTATCGGGCGGGTCGGAGCACGCGCCGGTCGCGGTGTGATCGCTGCGAAGGGCCCGCCCCTCCGGATCTGCCGGCGTTCATCGAACGTTCGAACGTGATTACTCCGACACCGCTGAAAAAAATTGCGACGGTGCTGCCGTTCGGCAGATCACTGGCCGATTGGCGCGCGCGACAGAGCGGCGAGCGCGAGCCCGGCGAGGAGGGCTGACCGATGTACGACCCCGAATGTGAAACGCTCGCCGAGCATTTTCTCCAAGACGACGATTACACGAAGTACACGAAGGCGAAGCACGAAGCGCGCGTGCGTTCACTGGCTCAGGCGATCCAAGACGCGGTCGAAGAATGGACCTCCGAGCGCGAGGACGACTGATGCCCTACGCGCAATACACCGAGGTCCCGGTGTCGAAAACACGCGCCGAGATCGAGCGGCTTCTCGAAACCGCCAAGGCAAAGCAGTACGGCACCGCCGTCGACTACGACTCGCTGACCGCGCGCGTGCAGTTTCGCCTTCACGATCGGATTGTGCGCTTCACCGTGTCGCTGCCAGACCGACACAAGCTCGGGGAGACACGGTTCGCGCGGGCAGAGCGCCAGCGATGGCGGGCGTTGCTGCTGGTGCTGAAGGCGAAGATCGAATCGATTCAATCGGGGATCGAAACGTTTGACCAGGCGTTCCTCGCGCAAATCGTGATGCCGAATGACGCCACGGTGAGCGATCTGCTGGCGCCGCAGATCGCCGCGGCCTATCAGACGGGACGGATGCCGAGGGCCCTCATGCCGGCGCCGGAGGACGAATGAACGCCGCGGCGACCGGCGCCTACTACAAACGCCGCACGAAGAAATGGCTCGAGAGTCGCGGGTTCGCGGTCGCGTACATGGAACGCATCCAATGGATTCCCGGCAAAGGCGGACGGCCGATGATTCCCGTGAAGCACGACCAGTTCGGCGCCGATCTGCTCGCGATGAACCTGAGCACCATAGCGCTCGTGCAGGTGAAGTTTCAGCGGACAGCGGACAGCACCGCGAAGGCGCGTCGCGCGTTCGACAAGTGGCCGATTCCGCGGTTCGTGCAAACGTGGATCGTGGTGTGGGCGCCGCGGCAACGTGAACCCGAGGTGCAATCCTACGTGTACAGCCGACGCATTGCCGGGATGCTCGCGCACGCGGCCAGCAAACGAGGGCTCGATGCCTGACAGCTACCGGGACGGGATCGGGCAATGGCGTTGCCTCACGTGTATGAGACTTCAACCGTGCGACTGCGCCTACCACGCGCGGCGCCCTTTCGTAGCAGAGGAGCAACCGATGGCGAGACGATCGAAAGCGAAAGCCGCGGAACCGAAACCACGCCGCCGCGCCCGCCAGGGCGTGTTACCCGGCACTGAGAGCGTGCGATCGCAAAAGCTCGATGCGATTTGCGAGAGCATCGGGGACGAGCGCGAGGCCATGAACAAAGCGCGCACCGAGACGCAAGTACTGATCGCGGCGGCGCTCGACGTGATGACCAAGAAAAATCTGACCGTCTATCGTCACGACAAGATCGAACTAGCGCGGATTCCTGGCGCCGACAAGCTGCGCGTCCGCGTGACGAAGGAGGAAGGCGACGCCGACGACACCGACAACGATGACGCCGAGGACCTCGGCGACATGACCGGCGTGCAGCTGCGCGCCGGCGTGCAAGCGGAGCACTGACGTGACTGCGCTGCAATTGGCGTGCGGCCACGTGATCGACATCGACACCGTGGTCACGGTGACGGCGGCGTGTGTCGCGTGCGAGTGGGGCGCCACGATGACGGGGCCCGCCGGTGAGGTCGCGGTGTTCCTGCGCGCCCGAGCCATTGAACACATCGCCGATATGCATTCGGAGTCGCTGCCGCCGGATGCCGACGATCTGCCGCTTCGGGATTTGGGGATTCTCTGATGCGCCGCCAGTTCTGCGATCGCTGCGGGGCTGACGTGACCGACAAGGTGTCGGCCGCGGTCAGCGTCGTCGATAACGCCGACGCGCAGGGAAACGGGACGGTGACGCGTACCGCGGACCTCTGCACGCACTGTCGCCGCGCCCTCGCGACGTGGTTGCACCCGGGGACGACGCGGCCCACGAGGACGAAATGACCGACCTGCAAGCGATCACGGCGATGTTCGCGCGCGCCAAGATCGGCATCGTGATCGACGCCACGCGCGCCACCGATGCGAGCGCGAACGGCGAGCTGCTGCCGCAAGGCATGACGATCACCACCGCGTCGGCCGACGAGAACACGCCGCGGCACTTCGGGTACGGCGGGTTCTACGCTGAACTGTATTTCGATGATGCGGGTACGCTCGTCGGGATCGGCGCCTGGGAATGAGCGCAGGCCTGTACCTCGTCGGCTTCGTGCTGCTGGTGATCGCGTTCGCGCTCACGTTGAACGCCGCGATGAACGAGGCCCCGATGTGGACGCCCGTCGCCGTGACGATCCTCGCGGTCCTGTCGTTCGCGCTGGCCTTGCTGACGCCATGAGCCTCGCACCGCGCACACCCTGCACCGGCCCGCAATGTCGCAGCCTCGCGCGCCCGGGCGAGACACGATGCGAGCGGCATCGCAAACCGACCGCACATCAGCGGGGCTATACGTCGGAGTGGGCGGCGTACTCGCGCGCGTGGCTGGCGCGGTATCCATGGTGCGGGCAACGCGACGGCGGCGCCTTCAGTGGCGAACATTCGCACTGCGCTCGAGCGGGCAAACGCGTCCGCGCGCGCGTGGTCGATCACGTCCGCCCGATCGCGATGGGCGGCGCCAGGATGGACCCGACGAATCACGAATCGATGTGCTTCTCGTGCAACGCGCGCAAGAAGGTCGCCGGATGATCTGCCGACACTGCGGTGAGCCGATCGAGGTCGATGACCTGTTGCATCTGCTGCGGTGCGACGGCCGCCAGGGCGCGGTCGAGGCCGCGGAGCCGCTGCCGCTGCTCATCTCGGGCCTCACGCCGGAGACGCACGCCACGTCGGAGGCGGCGGCGATCAGCGTGATCGACTCGAAGGACACGCAACGCGAACTCGTGCGGCAGGTGATCCGCGGCGGCGGGCCGAGCGGGCACACGGACGACGAGGTGCAGGCGATCACCGGCCTCGACGGTAGCTCGGAGCGGCCGCGGCGGTGGGAGTTGTGGAGGCAGGGCCAGATCCGCGTGCTCTGCGACGCCGAGGGCCGGGCGGTGAAGCGGCTCACGCGCACGCAGCGGCGCGCGGTGGTGTGGGTGGTCGCGGAGCAGCATTAGGGAAATCACCGCGATGATCGCGGACATCGGACAAGGAGACGGACCATGGCACAACTCAACGTCACCTGCATCGACGAGCATGGGCATCCGGTCAGCGGCGAACTCGTGATCCTGAACACGTTCAGCGCCGACGACTGGGCGCAACCGGGGATCGAGATCAACCCGAACCCGCGGCGGACGGGCGGCAACGGCGTGGTGAACTTCTACAGTGGCCCGCCGTTGCACAAGGCAATCATGGTCCAGGCGACCGCGCAAAACGGCACGAGTGTGCCGATGCGCTTCGACGCCATCACGGATCTCATGGTGACCGTGACGCGGATCGCATTCGCGGGCTCAACGACGCCGCCGTCGCCGGAACCCATCCCGCCCGACCCGATCCCGCCCACGAGCGGCGATGCGTTCAACCTCTCCGCGGCGATCGTGGCCTCGGGCGATTGTCCCGCGGTCGCGCACTTGCCGATCCTCTCGTCCATGTCGACCATCTCACTGACGAACGCCGAGCAAGGGTTCGCGATGAACTTTCCAGGGCGCGACACGTGGCCCGGCGTCATCCCGCCCGGATGGGACGGCGCGATCAACCACACGTTGTGGATTGCCGAACTGATCAACGGCACGTGGTACGTGCTCCCGATCAAGGAGGCGCTCGGCGACTACTGCACGCTCGGGCCGATCCTCAACCCCGGCCAGATTCCGCAGAACCTGTGCTACTTCGCGCAACCGCCGATGAATGGGTATCAGCCGCAGCCGTACGAGCAGATTGGATTCTTCGCGACGACGGGCGACACCCGACGCATGAACCTGCAACCGCCGACGGGCGCGGGTCGCACCAACGTGGTGCTCGTGCCGTTCGCCGCGGGCGAGTATCACTGGTGATGCCGCGCGCGCGCGTCTGCTCGATGCGCCACCGAGTCGCGGCTGTGTTCCTCGACAATGCGGGAATGTGCGCGTGTTTGAATGAGGCCGAGGCGGACGCATTCGCGCGCGCGGTCAACCGCTTCGACCAGCGGACCACCACACACGATCGCGCGGAATGCGAGGCCGATGCGCGCGCGGTTCCACCGCACGCCGCGCCGGATGCGGACGAGATGCGCGACCGCCAGAAAGGACCGGAAACCCCTTTGCGAACCAAAGCCGGGGGGCCAACAAATCCCGTTGACAGCCCAATCCTGAGAAACCCTGCGGCCCTCCGTCACGATGCCGCGAATTTGGCACAGGGGGGGGCTTGGCGAAAACCCCGAAATCGTTAGGTAATTCGCACGAAAGCCCTTTAAGGAGTAAACCTCATGGCGAAGGCAACCCCTGCACCGGCCAAACCCCTCACCGTGAAGGATTTCCGCCTTGACGCGCACAACCGACGCAAGCGGACCGAGCGCGGCACGAAGCTCCTGCGCGAGTCGCTGGCGGAAGTGGGCGCCGCGCGGTCCATCGTCATCGATGAAAATGATCGCGTGCTCGCGGGCAACGGGACACTCGAGGCGGCCGAGGCGATCGGGCTCACCAAAGTGCAAGTCATCGAGACGGATGGCGAGACGGTGATCGCGGTGCGCCGCCGCGGGCTGACCGACGCGCAAAAGCTCGCCCTGGCGCTCTACGACAACCGCACCGCGGAGCTCGCCGAGTGGGACGCCGAGCCGCTCGGCCAGGACGCCGCGGCCGGTTTGCTGTCGCCATTCTTCAATCCGGGCGAACTGCGCGCGCTACTCAAGACCGGAACGCCCGCTGCCGATCGCGTGACGGTGAAGGAAATCGACACCGCCACCGTGCACGATAAGTTTTGGATTGCGGTCGAGGGGCCGCTCCCGGCACAAGCCGAGGCGCTGCGGCGTTTGCGCGCCGTCATGTCTGAGATCCCTGGGCTCACCGTGGAACTCGGGACGATTCCGGCCGAAACGTGGGAGCCACCGAAGTGAGAATTCAAGGCGAACGAGGGCTCACCGGGCGATTGGTGATTCGCGTCGATGGCGAGGTCCTGGCGCCCGAGCGATCACTCGCGGTCAGAAACCATTCGCCGGATGGTTTCGAGTGCGGCTATGCGGGCTCGGGCCCGGCGCAACTCGCGCTGGCGATCCTGTTGGCCGCCGGCGTAGAGGACGCGCGCGCGGAGCGGTTGCACCAGCGATTCAAGTTCGCGCACGTCCAGCACTGGCACGCGCCGTTCAACGTGACGCTCGATGTGTTCGATTGGATCGCGCGATCGATAGGAGATAGCGATGCCCGTGACGTGGGCGCAGATCGATAACCGCTTCGAAGGACCGAAGATCGAGATCCGGCGTCGTGTCCTCGAGGACCTCACGCCCGGGGCCACGCGCGTGTTCGATGCGTTCGCCGGGACCGGCGTCATGTGGCGCCACGTCTGGCACGAGGCTGCAACGTACGTCGGCTGCGATGAACGCTGGCACGAGGATGCCCGCCTCTGTTTCGTCGCCGACAATCGTCGCGTGCTCCGCTGCGTGGACCTCGCACGGTTCACGTGTTTCGATTTCGATGCCTACGGGTCACCGTGGGATCAAGTCACGATCATGCTTGCGCGCCGGCCGCCGCTCGCCCTTGGCGAACGCTTCGGCCTCGTCATCACTGACGGCGGATGGATTTCGTTTCGCAACACCAAGATCGCGGGCTCGCTCAAGCTGCTCTCGGGCGTGCCGGTGGTCCGCGACCTCGGGCGCACCAAGGCGCAAATGAGCCGCACCGCGCAGAAGGCGACCGCGCAAACGCGTGTCGATCGGTTCGATGATCTGCTGACGCGCGCGTTGCTGACGACGGCGCGCCGTCTCCGCGGGCACCTCGTGCGCGAGTGGCGCGCGACCTCCAACGAAGGCGCCTATTCGCGATACATCGGTGTGGTGATCGAGGGCGGGCGATGACGGACTACTCGGGCCACGGTACTTCCTGCTCGTCAACTGGCTCGTACGAGTAAGGATGGATCGTCCACGTGGCTAACCCCTTGGCTGCGCGCTCGCGATTCGCCTCCTCGACGCACGGCCGACACAGCGGCTCGCGCTGTCCGCGGACGACGAGGCTCGGCACGCGCACCGGATTGTACGAAAAGAATTTGCCGCAGAGGAAACACGCACTGGTCAGCGTCACGAAGGCCAACGGTCACGCTCCCATCGAAAGGGCGGGCGCGACGAATCCCACGTCGCACTTACCCGGTGCGGTCCCCGCCGCACCGCCCGCCTGAAAGGTTAGAACAATGAACCGCGCGCCATCGGGAGCACGCGCGGGATCGGATACTCCCGAATGATCTTCCCGTCGAAGGTGATCCCCATCTCGGTCCGCGGCGCCGCCGACTGTTTGAAAAAGAATTTGGTTCCAGCTGCGCGCGCCTTCGCCAAGAGTGGTCGCACCCACTCGTGATCCATCGGGCGGTAGTCGGGGCCCGACTCGCCGCCGACGATGAGCCAGTCGATGCCTTTCAAATTCAACGACGGCATCGGCCCGAGCACCGGCTCGGCGGAGATGAATCGGACCGCCGCGGGGATCGCGCGCAACGTGTCGGCGCGATGGACGAACCGATCATTCTCGATGCTCACGCCCAACCACACGTTGGGATAACCGCGGCCCCAATCGGGCGGCAGGTGATCGCGGATACGCTCGTGCCGCTTCGTCAAGATCTGGAAGTGCAGATGCGGACACTGCGCGATGAGGGCCCACGCCTCCGCGCGCCACGGATCGGCGTCGACGTGGAACCAGTCCGACCACGAACACGTGAACACGAGCGCCCGCCGATTGGCGGCCGCGGCCTCGCGTTCCCACTTCAACGGCTTGCCCCACGTCGACGTGCGAAGGACCTTCGTCGGGTCCTGGCCGTACCGCTCCTGCGCGGTGAACATGTAGCAGTGCGCGCAGCCCGGCGAAATTTTGTCGCAGCCGCGCCATGGGTTCCACGTGTGCTCGGTCCACGCGATGATCGTTTGATCGCTCACGTCGTGACCTCGCTGACTTCCGCAATCGTGCGGCCGGTGCGGCGGAGGATGCCCGCGATCGTATCGCACACGTCGGCATTCCACTCCTGGCCCGACAGGGCCGCGGCCATTGCATCGAGCGCCTCACGCTCCGGATTCGGCGGCGCCGGATGTCGCTTGCCGGCGCGCATCCACGTCCAGCCGTGTCGGCCGCACGTCTCGTCGAGGCCGCGATCGACATGGCCGCCGAGCACCGGTTGCAAACACGTCGAGCACACGCGCCCGGGCCGACCGGCCAGCTTCGCGTTCCGCTTCCTGGCCCGCTGTTGCGCCTTCGTATTCGCACTGCCGCCCAAGCGCCCGAGCGCCTGCGCGGCTTTGTTTTTCGGATTCGGTTTTTTCATGGTGTGGGTCCGCTCCTGTTATCGGACCGCTTTGAATATCGCACGGCTCAGTACTCGTGCGCAAACATGATCGTGAGCACGCGATAGCTCTCGGCCGGGTTCTCGGCGCCGAACGTCATCGACGCGTCCGCGTAGTAATCGACCTTCCACATGATCCGCTCGCCCTCGTCATCGAACGCGCCGAGGTCGTGCTCGCCGTACGGATCGTTGGCGGGCGTGAAGGCGCTGAAGGTTTCGACGTGGCGGAGGATGCGCATCAACCGCTCCTGGCCGACGGCCGCGATCCCGCGCGTCATCACGGTGCGCCCGGCGATCCCGCTGGTGGTCCAGGCGCCCAAGCGCAGCACCTGCGCGCGAAACGCATCGTTCTGTTCTGCTATAGTCATTCCGTTCTGTCTCCTGTCCTTTCGGGGAATGGCCGGCCGCGGCTTGCATCCGCGACCGGCCGACGTTAGCGATTCACTTCCACGCAGTACTCACACCCACTGCACGCGAGAAACGGCCGGGGCTCGAGCCGTGTCGGAACCGGACGCCCGATCACGTGAAACGGCGTCGCGAACTGCTTCTCGACTTCGCCATCGGTGACCAGCTCCAGGCGCGCGCCGCACCTGGGACACTTGCGCCCGAGTCGCTTCACGAGGCCTGCGCCTCCGCTTCTTCGAACTCCGCGTATGCCGCGAGAATCAATTCGCGGATGCGCTCCTGCGCGGCCGTGTCCACGATCGGCCGCAACAGCGCGAAGCTGCGCCGCTCGCCGTTCACGGCATACGACCGCGCCGGAAACGTGACGTTGCGTCCGTTCCCGGTACGCCGTTCCCACACGGCAAACCCGACCAGCTTCAGCCCCTCGAGCGGACCATCGTCAAAGTGCAACTCGACTTCCGCCAAGCGTCCCGGCGGATTGCCTTTCTCGTTCGCGGTGATTCGTACTTTCAATTGCGCCTCCCACGTTGATAAGCGTTCGACATGAACACTTACATTTATAATTTTAATTGAAGCGTTTAGATAAAGCACGAATGAATATGCATCGCAGTGCATAACGATGCTGCGGGGCGCAGCTGGGGGCGCCGAGGTGCTGAGGGGGCGCCTTGGGTAGACGTGCCGAGGGGGGGGGCCTGTAGGCGCCTTTGGGGGGGGCGCCTTTGGCGAGGGGGCGCCTTGGTCGAGGGGGCGCCTTGGAAAGCCAAAAAAAAAGGCGCCCCAGAGGGGGCGCCTTGTAATGAGTGCTTCGCCGAAGTGATTAGGCCGCCGCGCGCATCGTCTCCCACGCCTTGAGGGCTGCATCGCGACGGGCCGCCTTGCGAGCGCGAATCGTCTCCCAGGCCTTGAGGGCCGCATCGCGCCTTGCCGCCGCCGCCTGATTCGCCCGAATGGTTTCCCACGCCTTGTAAGCCGCCGCGGTCCGTTCGATGTTGATTCCGTTGATGATCGCCATGGTGTGTTCTGCCTTTTCGTTTTCCGCTCCGCTTGATTGCGTCGCGTTATGTATCCTTAGACTACCAGAGCGCTCAGAAAGTTTCAAGTAATAGAATCGTTAATCAATTCGGCCGAAACGCCGCCTGTAGGGGTTTCCTGGCAAGTCGGGGCGCCTTGGGGGGGGCGCCTTGGCGGGTCTTGGCTGGGGGGGCGCCTTGGGGGCCTTGGGAGGCCTTGGGGCGCCTTGGGGGGCGCCTTGGCGGGTCTTGGCTGGGGGGGGCGCCTTGGGGGGCTTGGGAGG